GTTCGATTTCGGGGATATATAAGTTCCCCGGCGCGTTCGTAATCAACACCAAGTTTACGCGCTAAGAGACAACACAAGGGCTGAAGGATCGTGGACTTACCCTGTGCCGTAGATCCACAAAAAAGAGCAGCAACGGGAACTGGTCGCTTTCCTACCCCTTTGACAGATTCGTTAGCACGCTGATATATTGCCATCGTTCGACGCTCCACTGCTGACCAAAAAGTTTTGATAGCTGGTTCATTAACAGTAGAAATGCTCTTATGCAATGGCTCAAATTTCTCACGATAATTCACGAGAAACACGCGATACGCGTTTGTGGTCGCTTCCCCTAAACGTTCTTTGAGTTCAGCGGAAGTCAAGTAGTCATTCCAACTCTTCACTCTTTCGTACATATCGGCACACTGGGTCGGCAACCAAGGAACTCCATAGAACTTCTCGTAGATAAGGTTCACAGTCCATTTGATTCCTTTCCAGACAAACGTAACGAGGTGTTCTAGGCCTTTAGCCGCATTACCCCAAAGGGCCAAGAATTTGGCTATCTTCGTACCAGGAATATTCATTGGTTCAGCCCATCCCAGCAATCGAGGGAATATTGAAAACAAAGCCGCAGCAACACTCTCATCATCCTCCGCAGCTTGAGCCTCTACTATCTCGGGCTCGAGGGAGACTTGGACTTCACGCCGATCAGCATACCGATCCTTTATAACTTTCCCCAAGAAGATTCCATGGAGAACTTGAAAGGCCGTATTTTCCATACCAAGTAGACTTGTTAGAATGCTAGCCTTCATGGCCCATTGAATATTGGGATCAGTCAAAGTCAGAAACATCGTGACTCCCTTGAGAGCCAACTTGACCATCCCCGATGTATTTGGCCCAAAGTGTCGTTCGCAAGAGGCTTTCAGTTTCTCCATCAAGCCTGCAGCCAAGCCTTTTCCAAAATCCTTACCAAGATCTTCGGGAGAAATGCCTAAGTTTACATCGATCGTAGGGTGAGGCATTCGTGAAGCGCGCCGCTTGCAGCCGAAATTAATATTAAACAAGGCTTGCGGGTCAACACGCTTAGAACGTTTAAATTGCTTCCACAATTCTTTCTTAATCTTGGCCTCCTCACGACCACTAGTGTCACGATCGAGCCGACGCGATTTGTAATGTCGCAGGTAGACAGGAAATACCTTTTCAAAATGCATCCGCATCTTCTCACGATCGTACTTCTTAAGCTCACGTTGATGGTAAGCCATCATCGTGGGTGAAATTGTCACCCCTCGAGGTAGCTGTGGTCGTCCTTTGCCATATTTATTGAGACCTTCAACTTTATCACCGTATGATTCTACATCATAAATATCATACTGGCCATGGTCTTCAAGGAGTCGGTACTTCGAAAAGCGCTCAAACTGACGGGGCGCGCTTTTCGTTTCCTCAACATCTCCTTGAGCTTGAACGAAATTAGCTTCGATGCGAGAACGCATCATACTATAAGGAGTTTCATCGGGTCCTACAAGAGGATTAAAGGAATGAACACTTGGTGCTGGGAAGAAATCGGGCATTTCTTCATAGGCAAGGCCCTGGGCAACAGCCTTTTGTCGCAATTCCATGAATTGGTTTGCAACTCGAGCGTACTCATGATCTTGACGCAAACATGCTTTAAGAAAATTCATCCCTATGGCGAAATCGAAGTATCGGAGCGGAACACGTAATTTCCGAATCATTGCAGACTCAAGTCGCAGACAATAATCAAACGCTACGTCCGACTCGCGGAAGGACATATGACCAAAATCGAAAGGAATTGGGCGTGTCACATGATAAGGAATAAAAGGTCGCCAAGTGATAACTTGATGGGCGACGTGCGACGCCAAACGGCAAGCAACGGCGACCAAAGTTAATAAGGATATGTCGCTTGCATTTCGATGTGGAAATGACGAGGCTATCCTAGGCAAAAACTCTCCAAAGTACAACTCGATTTCAGATAGATCGAAACGTGACAAGAAAAGAGCGGCTTTGGCTCCATATGAAATCATCATCTCGTCTTCTGAAAAGGTATTCGGAAAGAAGACGCGTGAATCGTAATCACGCAAATCTTCCATGGCGTAAAGCCAATGGGGGTTCGATGACGAATGAGACTGAGCATCAACTTCTTCGACAGTCGAATCTGAATGTCCTGAGACAGAGGTCGTGTCCGTATCATCAGGACGATCCCACATTTCAGAAAGAGATGGTAAGTGATCACTGTTGCTGTCAGAAGCGTACGCATGACCATCATTCTGGGTTTCCCAACCGGGTACTTCCCAAGGAAATTCATCGGGCGTGAGCGGGCGCCCGTAAGCAACAGGAGTCATAGGCTCGTTGATCGAGATATCTTGAACCTCAGCTAACCGATCATCACCACACCAACTAGCTAGCTCAGAAGCGAACAAGCTGATGAGTGATGACGCTTGTGACTCTTCAAGAGATGTTAAAGCGGGTTGCTCTATGGACATCGGAAGAGTAATTCGTGTAGTGACTCGGGATAAAGGCAAATACGCAGTATCAGTGACACATGCGTTAGCCCGTGAAAGAGGACCGCCTACATTTAATGAAGCACCAGGCGCAGTAACTTCAAGATCTGTTTGGGCAACAGCTGCCTCGTTTTGATGGGTGGACGATACCAGCGAAAGATTTTGTTGTTGAGACACGGGCAAAAGTACGTCTTTCCAAGGCTGTGGACCTGAGATCAACGACCTAATGATTTTCGGGTATTAGGGTACACCCATCAATTGAGATTGCTTACCTTAAAAGCTTTGAGTATAGTAAAATAGGATAATACTTATTACATCGATATAAGAGCCTCAATGATAGATAAAAGCATCTACTTAATTACAACTACAGTTACAGCATCGCTGTAGAGGTCGTGTTAGGCACACGAGATGCCCCGTTTAATAAAGTACGGTAACAGTCCTTAATTCTAGACAGCAGACAGAAACTAAATTTATATGAGTGTCTAGCACATATAAACATTAAACTAAATTCAACTAAGGCAATCGTCTTGTAATTGCACGATTTAACATACGTAAAGATTCAACATATGTAAGGGGATAAATAAAATTGATTGGTATTTGTGCCTTCGTAAAC